GACAGACAAGGAAATCGCCTCACAGAGCCCCATGATTGTTCACGTCTTATTAATTCATAAGTTTGAATTTTTCTTTTCATCGCTCACGTTCTAGGAGGCGTCTTCGGTCACGTGTATTCCCGCTTCTGGGCACATTCCCGATTCATCCTCCTAGTAAATGAGCGTAGCTCGGTTAAACACAGTACCAAAGTCTCGTATCAAGTTATTGGCCTGTTTCCGATTCTGGTACAAGATCCTCAATGTTTGCCGACTCCCCAACAACTTCACCGCCGTGTCCGATCGTTCCAACTTCCCGACGAGCTGTTTAACAGCCGCTTCCGGTCTCATCCGTGACAACAAGTCTAGCCCCACCGCGCTGAGTTCGACAGACTGCGATACTCGTGCGGCGGCCACAGCTGAAGACATGTCGTCGATATTGTCCAACACAGACTTGATGTACGGGTTCGCAACGTTGTGCCTGATCCACGCTGCCATTGCGATCTCGAAACGTTGCGTGTTCAATGTGGGGATCGCCGATCTGATTGCCTTAGGTGCCCGGAGGAATTGATCAGCGTTCATCATCCTCATGGGTTGACTCAGGATAGAGTTCACAGCATCTCTGTTTGACGGGTATGTATGAACGAACGACTTCAAGTTCCCTAACGCGGCCACGATCGGGTTGAAAGCTTCGTTAGTGCACAATTGTGGTAATGACCTGATGCCAATGCCTCCGAAAGCGACTGGGAGTATGCACATCACCGCGTGTTGGCCTGTCAGAGCAACCTTGTAATGTGACCAAGATTTGATTGTCTTGTACACCTCGAACAAGTATGCACAGTATGTACTCAAGAAAGGCGCTCCTGCTTTGATGGCACCTTGAGAAGTCCCAGCTATAGCATCCAAGTCATCCACGATTGTTTTCGCTGGCACGTCAGTAGGCTTCCCTATGCGCAGATATGCTTTCAACCCAGGAGTTACCTTGAATCCACGGTAGTACACCTCGTTCAGGTATTGGAACAGCTCCTCTGAAACGAACGTCTTGTCCCATGAGATTCGAAGCCCGACCATGTTATAGACTTGTTCAATGCAATCTATGCACTTCTGGATCTGTGCATCTGTCGTACCAGCAGAGAATTCAAGGGATGCACCACCATCGTCGATCAGCGCGAGGAGTTTCGCACCGGAAGAACATAAGTTCTTGCGACGGCAGACGCTAATGGCATATCCCATGATATCAATGTGCATGGCAGTATTCTTCTTCGCATCGAACCCTTCTAAATCCTGGCCCGGATTCACGTACTCATGATGGACATTGTGTTTAATCCAGATAAGTCTCCCCCCCTTTTGCGCGCGCAGCAACTTCGGAATGTGTGACTTCCCGAACGCATGGGCCCATTTCGCATACATGTCAACCTTCAGCTGTGGATTCTGCCGTGGCGACCACTTTTCCAAGTCGAAGGATATCTTGATACTCCTGCCTAGGTCTGTAGTCGGCGCCGAGATCTCCTGCATTCTCCGAAGCAAGTCTGTGTCTGCGACCCCTGCCGAATTCCCTGGTTTGACTGTGAGGTAATCTGAGACATTGGCTTCCAATTCGGACATGGACGTACGCGCTGGGCTAGACGCCATATAGTACGGTCGACCACCTTCCTTCTTAGTCTCAGGCTTCAACGCAATCAAACACGCCCAATCCCACGTTTCTGCATCCCTATCTATGAGTGCGCGGATGGCTGCTGGACCTTCACCGGTGTCGTCCATGAGGAATTTGGCGACATGGTTCCTTTGCCACAACGGGTACTCATCCAGTTCCGCACTCGTCAACTTGGGGTCCACTTCGCGCGGTGCACACACCTTGTCTTTCACCAAGTCTTGTTGTGCGTACTCATAATCGTTCCATGCGAACGTGCCTTCCCAATCTATGTCCCCGACTTGAGTGTATGGCACTTCCGATGGCTTAACTTGAGGATACTGGATGTGCCAAGATTGTGGTTTGACCCCGGGTTTGATAACGCCTGGCATCCTTTTGTGACGCTCGAAAAAGTTCCGAAGCATAGACCAGTCCCAGTACATCAAGAAATCGTCATACGTGACAGTGTCATCGGGATGTGGTATGCACTTGTGCGGGTTCATGTGCTGAGTCCAGGACGCGTATTGAGTGCCGTAGATGCAGAAATCCGGAACCGGGAGCAGTTTCCTGATGGAACACAGTTCCAATGCTTCACGCGGGCGGAATTTCCGGATCAAGGACACGAACTCTTCCAAAGGAAAGACTCTGTCATAATGCCCGTCGAATCCCTTCTTCTGCTGTTCCATCCGTGACCGTTCCGAGAGAGGCCCTGCTTTATCTGCCAAATAGATGTACTGGCCGATGTCCATGGACCGGCAAATGGAATTCATCTGTGCTTTGGTGTCGGCTTCGAACGCGGAATTGAGCATGGTGAAGATTTCATGAGCGGCAGCTGTCAAACGTCCGGCCAAGCCTATGCGTTCCTGCCTGTCAGTATAGTTGTGAAAGTACAGGAACGTCTTCCCGGTGGAGTCCAGCATTTGAGCCAGACGATTGACATCTTTCCCCAACAGCACGTGTGCCACTCGAGTCTTCTTGTGTTCAAAGATGGTTACTGCCCTATACCGATAGACGTTCCACTCGAACTTCTTGGAGTCTGCGACGAGCCGCCAATCGAGGGCATACAAAGGCAATTTTCGCAATTTAGCCTTTGTGACATCTGCTCTCGCCGACGCTGCATTTTGTGCTACCAGGACATGTCTCAGAGCTTCAGCTTGTTGAAAGAACCTGAACGGGTCTTCGTTCGGCTCGGCTTCAAACTCAGACATCCTGCCTTTGAAGAACTTGTTCCATGCTTGCGGAGTGGCGAATGAAGCTGGACCCATGACTTTACCAGTTGACAAGATGAATTCATCTGCTTCTTCTCGGCGCAAGGATGACTTCAGAACTAGGTCATGGCGATAGAATGAACGGAAGAGGGTATACACGGCGTCGAGACCACATTTGACCGTTTTGAACCCACGGAACCTGGAACTGAACGCGTTGTTTGCTTCTTTCCCTGCCAAGTACGCGAGATCCGTGAGTTTTGCGTCGCCAAACATGACGTTGTGCCTGAAATTGCCTGTGGGCGCGGGAACGTGGAAATGACCGTATGGGGAAATATCGAAGTTTGCAAGATCGAGGACCGATGCGCTGTCTAAGTGGTTCTTGCACATGTACTTGGTCACAACGATGAGCGGTTCGCTGCGATAGTGCGGGTTGTCCCAGACAGACATTTAGTGTTTGGTGGAAAATGATGTACCTTTGGCCAGGGATGCGGAGAAAATCTATTGCGTTAGCAACGATTTCCCCATAGAGAGTTCTTCGTGTGCGTGTTCTCCTAAGCATGTGGCTTTGGTTTTGTGCTGCT